CAAATAAACAAATGGCTTAAGAAAGTGTTTGAAGCGCCAGGCGATAAGATTATGCACAACGCTCAATACGACCTCGGGTGGATACGTGCTATGGGTTTTGAGGTTAAAGGCCGAGTCATCGATACCATGTTGACCGCTGCGCTGCTGGACGAAAACCGATTCAGCTATAGTCTTAACGCACTTTGCTACGATTACTTGGGAAAAACAAAGTCGGAGCAAACACTTACTGCTGCGGCTGTTGAGTTTGGCGTGGATCCTAAGGGGGAGATGTGGCGGTTGCCCGCTATGTATGTGGGTCCTTACGCAGAAGTCGATGCCGAGATTACGCTCGAGCTTTGGGGGCACTTTCAAAACCTGTTGAATAAAGAAGAACTTTGGGACATTTGGAATCTTGAGACAGACCTGCTTCCGTGTCTGGTTGAGATGACGGAGAAAGGCATACGCTTTGACGTAGACCAAGCGGAACGCACAAAGCAGCACCTTCTAAAAGAGGAAAAGCAAGTCCGCAAGAATATCAAACATATTGCAGGATGTGACGTGGAAATCTGGGCGGGAGCATCAATAGCTAAAGCGTTTGACAAAGTTGGGATTACATACCCTCGAACGGAAAAAGGCGCTCCAAGCTTTACTAAGACTTTCCTCAGTGAGCATCCTCACGAACTTGCACAGACTATAGTTAGGGCGCGTAACTTAAATAAAACCCAGGGCAGCTTCATCGACGGGTTAATTAAGCACGTAGCGCGCGACGGTAGGATACACAGTCATATCAATCAAGTGCGTTCTGATCAAGGCGGCACAGTCTCTGGCCGCATTTCGATGAACAACCCGAACATGCAACAAATCCCGGCGCGTGACCCTGAAATAGGTCCCCTTATCAGAAAGCTGTTTTTACCCGAAGAAGGGGAGAAGTGGGCTGCAATAGATTTCTCGCAGCAGGAACCACGGATCTTGACTCATTACGCCAAGGTTTTTGGTGATTACCGAAATCTCAATATGCCCGGTGTCGAGGAGTTTGTGCGGGCCTATAACGAAAACCCTGACATGGACTTCCATACGATGGTTGCCGAGATGGCGGATATCCCTCGTAAACAGGCAAAGGTAATTAACTTAGCCATGATGTACGGCATGGGGGCACAGAAACTTGCAGGACAACTAGACATCCCTCTAGAGGACGCTAAGGCCCTTGTTAAGAAGTACCACAAGCGCGTACCGTTTGTTAAAGGACTTACCCAGGGCATACAGCGCCACTTAGAAGATCCGCGCTCACCGGGCTCTGTGCGAAGCATAAAGGGGCGTAAGTGCCGGTTTGATTTATGGGAGCCGGACAGTTTTGAAATGAACAAAGCGTTGCCTTACGAAGAAGCAGCCGCGGCCTACGGACCAACGACAAGGCTTAAGAGAGCTTACACCTATAAGGCGCTGAACCGGTTAATTCAGGCAAGCGCCGCGGACATGACCAAGCAGGCCATGGTTGACTGCTACAAGAGCGGTAAGACCCCCATGCTGCAAGTCCATGACGAGCTGGCGTTCAGTGTTACAGATGCGGCAGAGGCTAAAAGTTTATCTAACATTATGACTAAGGCGGTGGAGTTAGTCGTGCCTAGTAAATGCGACATAGAAATGGGCGAAAACTGGGGAGAATATGTTGAAATTGCTGAGTAGTATTATATAATCTCATACAATAAAGTTTAGGAGACTGTCTTGGATACTAACAAATGGAAATCGGTGCTTCTTCCTCGTGAAGTGTACGATCAACTGTACATCGTATCGAAAGTAGAGGGGCGAACCTTAAGCGGACAGCTTCGTTTAATTTTCGATTCCTGGGTTAACGAAAACCTAAGTCAAAAAGATCGTGCTTATTTGCTTGAAGAAATAGAAAAGAAGCGTCTTCAGGAAGGACGGCCGCGTCCTGAGTTTACGCTTTGAAAATAACGATTCAGCTAGATGAGCAGGACATTGAGGAGATATTAATTTTGCTTGAGGAATATCCTGAACTTTTGCAAAAACTTAGTGAATCGTATCGTCTTCGTTATTCCAGTCCATCCAAAGTAGATACAGATTAATTGGGTCTAAAGACTTTTCGCAATCTGCGCAAATGGTAAGTTCTACTTTTGGCATCATGTCGGGGTCTCCCTGTATTGTCTCTACATAAGCCTGAAACTTTTTTTCACATTTTGGGCAAATAAATAATTTTGCTTCATCATCAGTCGTTAACTCGTCTGTTTCTGTAAAGCCAATCTCTAAGGGTATCAATGGGGATGTCATATTGTTGGGCTATCCACTTAACAGAGCGCTTTTCAATGTTTCTAGCATAGCGGACGGCTTCTACTATTTCAAAAGGATATTTGGTAGCGTGATGCGCTTTCATTTCTTTCCCTTACCGTTTGTAAAGCACAGATAATATAGGAAAAAAATGTGCGTGACAACTTGATCTAAGTACTTGTAACATATTTAATGTGCATTCATATAAAAGGAACAACTTATGACCGACGCAAAACACCTTTTAAATCAAGCGTTTAGCGAAAAAGAACTAACAGAATGGAAAAATTTAAATACTAAAACCTGGAATAAAGATATAAGAGCTGTTGCAGATTTAATGAAAGAGCACTTTGAAGACCCCGAAGCTCTTCTTACGCATTTAGTAAAACACGTGCAAAATGCCCGAAAGGAAGGTTACCCTAAGGATAATTTTCATTAGTTTGTTGACAAAAAAATATAAACGTTCTAGCTTGTAGGTATTGTACCTCCCTGAGAAGTGATTATACCCGTGGTTGAGCAATCTCCCGCGGGGTTTTTTTTGACTACAATTTACCTTCCTTTACTAATGCTAAACGGTTAGCTTCTTGCGCAGCGGCTATGTCTTTTTTATTTTGCCCAGTGTACGGAACCGCCAATCTTTCTTTGATAAGGAGTTTCGTAATAGCTCCTTTTCCCGTCTTGAACTCGCCCAGAAATCTTCCAAACTTTCCTTTCTCTTTTGTTGTGAGAGCATATGTTCTTCCCACGACGAGAGCTTTTTGAACGTATTCTTTTGCGAGGAGTCCATGAGCTTTCTCATTCTTATTTCTTGTGCGACACTCGGGAGTATCGCAACCGTGAAGACGAATACGCTCATTGCGACGCCAAGTATCAAACCCAAGATCAATGTCCACATCAACGGTATCTCCGTCCACGATTTTTACAATGGTTGCTTTGTATTCGTACATGTTTGTTCCCTCATTCTAAGTGAGCCACACTTTCCGTTGCGATTGTTGGTCGTGGTGTTTTTGAATTAATCTTGTCTAACTTCTTATCACGCATCCAACGCTGGTGCTTGCCGCGCACTTCAGTACGTGTGGGGGCGTACCAGATTAACCTATCGTCACCACTACGTGATTCTAACCGCCAAAAATTTTCGCTAACTTTTTTAATAATCATCGTTCTTCCTCTACAGATTTTTCTCTAAGAATTGCTTCTTCCCAATTTTTGCACCACGGACAAAACCAACCTTTTCGGTATACCTGTGGATGCTCGTCTTTTATTCGCTCCGTGTAGCCAAGCACTTCCAGCATTTGCTGACGGCACTTACTGCATCTCTGTTCTAGTTTCTTGTACATCTTCTTCCACAAACTCTTCTAGTATTTCTACCGCTTTGACGAGACGCTTACCTAACTGTATTAGTTCTTCGGCGTGTTCCTCGTCCACCTTAATCGTTATCTCTAACATACTCATCCCACTCCTTCTCCCGCCCCTCATCTGGATCAGGTTCATCTAACCACCACTTGCGCCCGTAGTCTTCATCACCCACACGGTTCGGATCGTCCGGCAAATCTCGCTCGTTACTGTATACCCTACCCATTATTTTTATCCCCTATTTCATCGCTTATCTTTACACCAAGGTCAGAAAGTAATTCGCTTTGAGTTAGCAAGATAGCCTGCGCTGTCCCCTGTACCGATCCCGCAGCGCGGTCACAATCTAGTGATGCTCGGAAAGCTAAATCCGCGAGAAGCCTCAGTTCTTCATTTGATAATTTCATCATTCTCCTGTATATCTTTCAGTATCTC